ATACCTTTGACAGAGAAGACGTGGGAAGGAATACAGAGCTGTCGAGATTATGAAACAGCGTTCTACTACTTTGGAGTATCGCAAGACACATACTTTACAGTCAAGCATCAAGTAAAGTTCCAAGGGGCATACAAGCACGCCGATGAATTAAAACTTGCTATCGAACCTGTGAGTATGTTCAAACGGTTGACAGAGTGTATGGATATGCCAGAGCAAACTTATACAGTTCGTAACATTGGGATGTCAGATATACAAAAGAAAGCCTATAAGTCTATGGAAAAAGAACTTATGACATCGTACAAAGGCAAAGTAATGACAGCAAAGAATACTCTTGTAGCTGCGATGAGGTTGCAACAGATAAGCGATGGTTTTATTGTCAACACAGAACAGCCATTGGAAATAGATGTTGACGACGAAGAGCAGGATTTAATGCCGAATGAAATACAATGGCTAGGAGAGAGTTGCCCTAAGCTAGATGCTTTGATGAGAGATGTAGCAGAGAGTGACAAGCCATTGTTGATAATGACAAAGTATTCTGCAGAAGCTGCAAAGATATACGAGCTATGTAGCAAAGCTGGATACAGAACAGGATTGTTTACAGGTTGGAAAGTTATAGGTGGTGTGGAAGATTTCAAGGCTGGTAAGTTAGACATACTTGTAGCAAACTCAAACAAGATTGCTAGAGGATTTAACTTGCAGATTTCACACACGATATTATTCTACTCCAATTCTTTTTCGATGGAAGTAAGACAGCAAGCGGAGTTCAGAACGTTCCGTATGGGACAGAAAGAGAAATGCGTATATGTAGATTACATAGCATCAGGGGTTGACCAAGTAATCTATAATGCGTTAAAACTTAAAAAGGATTTACTGGATTACATTCGCAAGAGTAGTCCTAAAGAACTTATATTTTAAGGAGTATGGTTATGCTAAGACCATTCAGGAACGAACACGAGTTCATTGCGGCTTTCATAAAAGACGGTATCCCCAAGTTGCGTAAGCCTAGTACAAAACCTAAGAAGCCTATAAAGGCTTACAGGTTGTTGAACAATGCCACAGGAAAAGTCGAAGAAGTTGTCGGCTTTAGAGATGGTAAAATTGCTGTTGGAAGTTATAAGAACTTGATAAGCTATCAAGTCCTCGCAAAGGAATACTCATTCCTAAACGGGAATGAATTGATGTGGAGTGAATAATGACACAGATAGAGAAGGCTAGATTCAGACATTCAAAGGAATGGCAAGAGTTTAGACTTCTCTGCAAGAAGGCATCTGGTGGAGTAGATTACATTACAGGTGAGCCATTGCAGAGAGGTTGGGAATTACATCATCTTGATGTAACAAACAAAGGTTATACAAACATAGGTAATCCAAAAGATTTTATATGTTTGAATAGTATGACACATACATTCTTGCATTATCTATTTCCCAAGCTGGACAAGCTGGACAAGAATCAGTTAGACGAAGCTCTGTCACAGATGTTTGAAAAGTTTAATGAAGTCTTTACAGAGATGGCAAGACGAGAGAGGGAGCAATGATTGAATGGCGAGAAATAATAAAAGCAAGAAACGACAAACAAGAAGTGCAGTCGTGGCAGTTGTGGAAGTATTCTCCGAGGGGTTCTTGTAGCAGGAACAGCTTGTCAATACATACTCCTGAGTATAAGTGGTACTGTTTATATATGTATATAACAGCACCTCTTATAGAAGAAAAGATGTTCTGGTATTATGAAGGGACGAAGAGAACAGATAAAATGACAAAGAAACAGAAAGAGCTTTTACCTATCATAGAGCGTAGGCGAAAAGATATTACCGTGAATATGATAAAATCGTCTGGTTATGGTTTATGATTATGGTAAGGAGTTCTCATAATGATAGACAAACTTGAGATACAATCGAAGGTAAGAGAGCAGATTCAGAAAATCTGCGACAAAGAAGTTGGCATCATTACGGATGTAATGTATGAAGTATGTTCAGCTATTTCTGCCCAGTCAGAAGATGACAGCTTGGATTGGAAATTGGTTGACGGAGTTATGAACCTTTTGTTCAAGGGCTTAGATGTGAGTGCTGATGAAACGGCAAAGAACATAAGAGCAAGTTTGGACAAGCTCAGAGGTGAACAGCTGGAGGACATCATTGGAAAACTTTGATTATATGTTTGACGGGTTGGAAACACAAGACAAGAAAGTGTTGAGCAATCTTTCTAAGCTAGGCTTGCAATTAAAAAAGTTGCAAGAGGATATGGATAAAAAAGAAAAGGAGTTCGAGAGGGCAAAGAAAGCATTTCAACACTTTGCGAACGTCGTCGTTCCCCAGCAGATGTATGCTGCAGGAGTGGACTCTGTTTCTCTTGCAGGTGGTGGGTCGTTGAAGGTAAAGTACAATTACTATTGTCAGCCTAACAAGAACCCTGAGGACAGAAAGATTATTGCAGATTGGTTAAAGACTCATAATGGTGAGCATCTTATTGAACATTCTGCAAGTGTATCGCCTATGGATATTGACTTGCTAGAAAAGAATGGTGTACCGTATGTAGAAAATACGACGGTTAATACAATAAAACTAAAGGCGTTTTTGAAGGATGGAATCGGAGTAACAACAGGACAGCAGCAGTTCACGCTGGAAGACATACCTAAGTGTATACACTTTCAAGTGATACCCACTGTAGAAATCAGTCAGTAGAAGGTTTTAGATGTCAGTACAAGATGATGTTTATGGCAACACATACAAAGCAGCTCAGGAACAGATGCTGCTATTACAAAACGCTTTAGCTTTACAGGAAAATAAAGGATTTGAAAATCAAGAAGAGCTAGAGAAATGGGCGAGTGAGCATTGCCTTGACAAGCTATTGTTTAGCAATAGCTCACACCAATTTCTTTGTGTATCTCACAAAGGCGAGATAATGTTACCGCACGCTTATGAACAATATTACGGTACGATATTGTACACTATGGGTGGTACAGAAAAGAAACCTGCAAGAATACCGTGGAGTCCAAAAGGGTTCAAGTATTTTAACAGAGCTAGTATCAACGGTGAACAAGGCGATGGTATTCACAAGCCATTGTACTACAGGAACTATTGTGTACCAACAGGATACTACTCAGCAGAAAAAGATGCTTTTAATATTGCAAAGCCTTTTCCAGTATTTGCAAAAGCAACGGGGAGAGATACTAGCCATATCTATACTTACATACAACATCTAGCAGGTGAGTGTACTTTACACTTACTTGCTTGGCTAAGAGCAAAGATGATGTATCCAACGATAAAGACACAGGTAGTACCAATCATTGTATCGAGAGCGCAAGGCTCAGGAAAAACTACCTTTGCAGAAGTCATCTGTAAAGGTTTGTTTGGTAAGGACAATGTGATTGTTTCAGACCAGTACGACAGTAGTGCAAGATTTAATGCGGACTATGCAGATGCTCTTATCGTATGTCAGGAAGAGAAAGAGGAAACAGATAAGAGAAATCCTGCAGGTACATTAAAGAGCAGAGCTACTGCTACGACAATCCGTAAAGAGCAGAAAGGTATAGACCCTATATACCAAGAGAGCTATACCGACTTTATCGTAACAACAAATAAAGATGTTCCGATAAAGTTTGACGGTCGAGAAGACCAAAGACGATTTATGATTATGGAAGCAGATGAAAACTTCACGAGGAAAAAGAGTGCGCTGGCAGACGAGGTGTTTTCAAAGCTGTATGGTTTTGATGCTAACTATCACCCAGTAGGGAAACCTTTTGTTGAAGACAGAGAACTTATTGCACAGTTTAAGCACGAGCTTTTTAGTAACGAAGCTCTGGCTCAGGTATCTTTGAGAAACTTTCCTAAGACACCTGCATATAAACGTTGCTTTAGTTTGCCGAGAACGAACGAAGCGACAGAGATTGAAAGCATTATGCGTTCACTTGCTCCGTTCCTAAGAGCATCGCTTGAGAAGAATACATTGGTATCTGATATTGGCGGTAGCTACTTATCAGATATAGTGGAAAACGTAAATGCTATAGAAGTAATGCCAGCGTATGGTGGCAGGGCTGCTTATGTAGCATTGTGTAGACCGTTGGTATTCTTTGAAGTAGGAACTCATAAACCTTTTTCTCACGCTGTAGTAGAGAGAACTATGCTAGATTGTGCTGAGTGGTTAAAGACTTCTCACGGATTAGCGGTAGTTCCTGACACAGAACCGTTGGCGTGGGGCTTTAGTAAACTGCAAGGTCGATATAAGAAAGCTCCTACAATAAAACTTTGTAGGATAGAAGATGTCCCTCAGGTACAAATACCTAAGTTAGACATTAAGCCTATGCTAAAAGCATTGCCACAAAAAGCAGAACGTCAAGGAGAAAGACTTAGAGTCAACGACAACTTCAAGGTAGACCCTATGGGGTGCTTTGAAACAGTAAATGAGATGAAGCCTGGCACTACATCTCTAAAGAACAAGACTGCGAATGTTGCATACCTTGATACGTTTTTGTTCGAGAGTGATGAAACAACAGACGTTATCATCAAGCAAGAACAAAAGAGAGCATTGGAGTATGCAGCAAACTATGGGGAAGACTACGGTATAGATGCAGAAATCTTGTACAAAGAAAGACTTGAGCTTGCGTTGAAAGAAGGTCAAAGATTGTATGATGAAGGCAAGGTTGCACGCATTGTGTACTCTGGTGCAAAGAGCTATCATTTCTTAGTAAGAGTAAAAGATGAGCCAAGCAACATCGATGAGTACAAATGGCTACACGCTTATCTATCGTTGAACTTATCAGACAAGCTATTGTTTGATAGCCAATGCTCAGACCCTGCAAGATTGACACGCAGTCCGTTAGAGTTAGAACGATATACGTCTAAGTACGGTTTACAGATTACAGGTAAACAAAAACTTATCTGTGAGAATTGGAATAACGTATACGACTTTGAATGGCGGAACTTGTATGCTCAGTGGTGTGCAAGACCTTTGAGTAAGTTGGAACAGTTTAGAGGAAAGCCTTTGTATCCAACAAGACCTGAGTTCAAAGAAGCTGCAGAAGCTGTGTCTACAGGAAACTTCTGGAGTGACCAAAAGTATGATGGGGATAGACAGAGATTGTTCTTCCCTGCATATAGATTGCTACGGTCTTTAGGATTAACGCACGATGAGTTATGGCACGATATTATTCCTAATGGATTAAAGGGATATAAACAGCCAAGTCAGATAAACTATTGGTTGACCAGAGAGCATTGCCCGTTGATTGCAACGATAGATGCAGACGTAGACGAGAGAGGACATAATGATGAATGATTCTGAGTATTTATTATCTGCAAGATTGCTTCCATATCTTGCAGATATGAGAGAGTTTTGGAAAGACGTAGACAGTATTAGCACTGTCATATCAGGTGAACATTCGTATAAAAAAGATATTTTGTATCGAGTTACGAATACACCTACACGCTCACCGATAAAGAATATTCAAGTGTTTCCATTTATATCGACGGCATCTCTGGGAATGACAAGTGGATACCAACAAATGCTTTCTAAGATTTGCGGCAGCGGAAAGTTCCGTATCGAAGAGTTTACCATTATAGTTAAAAGTGGTATTCCAACGATGTTTCAAAGGGGACAGTGGTTATCATTTGTGCCTACAGATTTGTTGGAAAAGGCTCAGGACATTGGCACTTGGGTATTTCTTACGAAAGATGAGATGAGAAACTTGTGTATCACAGATGGAGTATACGCATCTATAAAACAAAAGATAATCAGATTCTTTTGAAACATTCACGGGAATATTGAAAAAAGTTTTTGAAGTGTGATATAATACAAAACGAAAACAAGCGAAGTTGTTTTTTTGTGTTAGTCATCATCTGTACTCGGTAGCAAGTTCGGTAAGTAAAAGTTTTTATAATTTTTATAATAGGTCCGACTCCTATTCTTGCTATAGGTCATAGACCGAACATATATTATTATGGGGGTGTCAATTATGGACACACAGGAAAATTTTCTTTCAGAGTATGCAGGTCAGGGTTTTGATTCGATGACAGCTAATGAGATGTCATCTGCATATCTTTCATTGGTACAGCCAACAAGTGAATTGGTTGAGCAGGGTATCGAAGCTGGACAGTGGAGATGCAGTTCTTCTGGCGATGTATTCGGCAAAGAGGTCAAGGTTGTTGTTCTTGATTTCACTACAGTGTGGTGTGAGAAAGAGCCTGTAACAGGCAAGACAGTTGCACGTTACGCACCTAACTCTATCGAAGTCAAGAAGGTGTTGCCACCAAAGAACGCAGCGAACCAGTTCCCAAAGATGTACAATCCGCAGAGTGGTAACGAGATTGTAGAGCTGTTTATGTATGCTCTTTCAATCGCAGACCATCCTGAGCTTGGCACGCTTTTGTACAATCCGCCTGTAGGCAATATGAAGACGTTGAAGAATTGGAACAAGCAGATGCACTCACAGATTATGCCTGATGGTCGTCGCTTCCCAATCTTTGGATATACTTGGAAACTCGTAAGCGATGTCGTAAAGACTAAGCAGGGCAGTAAGGTCTATCAGTTGGTTCGTGTTGAGAAGGGGAGTCCTATCACTAAGGACTTGTTCGTGAACTCTTTGAAACCGCAGATTGAAATGGTAAGAAGTGCAGATATGATTGCACTTTCTGCTCCAGAGGAAACAGACGAGAACCCACCTGCAGATACAGCAGATGACAGTTCAGCCCTTGCAGAGATGGCTATCGAGTAAGGAAAATAAAAGGCGGGGAAACCCGCCTAGATTATAGGAGTTTATTTTGGAAACAACAAACAAAGACGATGCAGAGAAACTGAGATATGATGTAGTGCCAGCTTCTTTCGAGAGAGCATTGGCATTGGTACTCGCTTTTGGTGCAAAGAAGTATGGCAAGAATACTTGGCAGCAGGTCAAGCACGGCAGCGAGAGATACTATTCTGCATTGCGTAGACATCTTGCTGCTTGGACAGAGGGTGAGTTTACAGACAAAGAAAGTGGTTTGCCGCATCTGTATCACGTTGCTGTAAACGCTTTGTTCTGTGACTGGTTCGACCAACAGAAGGTAAAAGAATCAGAACCTAAGGGGACTGTTGATTTTGATGCTTTGAGAGATGCTTTCTTCAAACGTCATTTCCACTCTAACCCACTTGAAGACATTGGGGTAGACACAACACGGGAGTCGTGCGAAGGATGTCCTGAGGATATTAAGAAGAACTGCGAGTCACCTTACAAAGAAGAGAGCAATGAAGACAAAGAAGAAGTCAAAGAAAAAGGTGTAATCACTGTCAGAGTAAAGGTTGGCAATGAAGAAGCTGCAAGAAGGGTTGCGAAAGTAATCGAAGAAACTTTTGGTACAATGGGAATAAGAAAGAATGGCTGATATAAACGTTATGACCTTTACAGGTCGATTGACTGCCGATGCTGTGTACAAGGTCTTGTCAACAGGCAAGGGGCTGCTAACAATGAACGTAGCTGTTAATACAGGCTATGGACAGTACGCTAAGACAACTTTCTTAAAGGTTCAGCAATGGGGTGAGCGTGGTGCAAAGGTTGTTGAATACTGTAAGAAAGGACAGTTAGTAGGCGGCTCTGGTGAGTTATCTACTAGTAGTTGGTCAAGTCAGAACGGAACGCAGCACACAGACTTGGTTGTTGATGTTCTGTCATTTCAACTGCTGGGAAGTAAGAAAGATGGAGATGCAGCACCTGCAGTACCTGCTGCAAAGAAGGTAGAAGAGCCACAGGAATCTGCTCCAGAGTACACGATGGAAGACGGGGAAGATATTCCGTTCTAAACGTTCAAAACTCAACCGATAAAAAGGTTGAGTTTTGACCCTATTTTTTTTTGCAAAGGGGTATAACATGAAAGAGATAGAGATAGAGGATAAAAAGGAACTCTCAAGTGAGATTTCTAAAAGACTTCCTTTTTTGTATGCTATAAGAAATGAAAAAGGAGAGT